GATACGGAGCCTGACGCGTTCAGCACTAGTCCGTTTGGTGATGATGATTCATCATATGAAAAATCTAACACTAGCATGAGTCATATATACGGTGAAGATATAGCGATATCATATAAAGATACCATACATATGAAATGTATGTTGGAAAATATAGATGGTTTCGATGGTCAACACAATATGTTTTCAAAATTCGGTTTCACAATGGAAGACCAAGTTACTCTATTTGTAGAAATAGAAACCTGGAGAAATTTAATGTCTAGGTATGGATACGATATGCAAAAACCTAAAGAAGGTGATTTAATATCATTTGAAATGTCCAAAGCTAAAAATGGGAGACCTAAATTATTTGAAATAAAAAATGTTAATGAAAATACTAATTTTTTCAGTTTCGGTGAACTTATGGTTTTTAGTATCAATTGTTCAGTTTGGGAATATTCTCACGAAAAACTAGAAACAGGGGATACAAACATTGATAGTTTAAATGATATATCAACCGAAGAAATAGTACAAAAAATTGGGGATAATAGTGAGATAACTGAAAAATCTAGCACTATCACTAAATTCCACCCTAATGACCCTTTTGGGGATGAGTTCGAGGACTAATAACTATCTTGATAATCTTTATAATTATCTAAAATATCTTGATTCAAATCTTGATTTTGTTGCAATTTTTGTTGAATTTTATTTTCTAAAGAATCTATTCGGTGCTCGGATGAACTATCAATATCCCTATCTTTTATTTTAGATATATTTTCTTTATCCTGGGTTATGTTTTTATTGTTCTTTTCTATATTATTTTGTATACTGTCAACATCTTTTTTAATATTTTCTCGTTCCCTCTCCTGTCTAACAATATCTTTATTGTTATCTAACATACCCTCAAACGGCTTATCTAATATTCCTTTAAAATTATCAGAAATGCCAACAAAATTATCAGAAATATTCCCAGTATTCTCATTTAAAAATTCTTTAAATGTTAACATACTAATACTCCCACTCCGTGTGAATATTAAATTCTTTATTTACAGCAGAGAATAATATTCTAAACATCCGAACAGTCTCGTGCTTTAACCCACCTATAACCAATGGGTCTCTAAGTTTAGATATGGTATCAATTAGGTCATGAGGTACGGCTATTTTATATTTTTCATCCAATAAATCTTCTTTAAACTTATCACTAACATTTATTTCATAAATTTCATCTGGAGATAAATTAACAAACTTGTCATAATTTTTACTAATCATATATTTAAATAAAACAACAATATCTTCATCTTTATAATTACTATCTAATAATCCATCAAAATATGAATGTAATTCTGATATTTCCTGGGCTATAGAGATTATACCGTCCTGTATACCCACCGTGCTTTCATACCATTTACTAATATCTCTATCTGTATCGTTTTTCAAATCCCCTATTTTTCCATTATAGAAAAAATAGATAGAATTAAATTCATCACCAACTCTATCTAACCACTCACCAAAAGAACCTATATTGAATTTGATTCTATTTTCCATAGATGGTTGAATGTTTAACATGACCAAATCTCTATCGTGATAATTTTCTTTCAATAACAATTGTTTTTGTTTAACCCGCATATCGCTTCTCCTAAAAAGTTTAATCTTATTTATTATTTAATAAACCCACTCATATTCTAGGTCATATTCAATATTCAATATTTTCAATAATAATTCCACTTCATATAAACATTCATCCCTACCGCCACCAACAACAACTGGATTTGTAGCGTTAGCCAAAATATCTATAACCTCTGGGATATATATAGAGGTGTTACCATTAACCATATCGTTCAATATTGATTCTTCAACATCAGCGGTGAAAGCGTCAACATCTATATCTCTAGAATCAGTTAAACCATTATCGTACAAATATTTACCAACTGACAATATAACGTCATCATCATATTCATCCATAGCGTCCCTAAAAAATGCGTAACCCTTATCGAAAGAATCTCCTGTCACACGAATAGACTCTAAACCATTCATTTCGTACCATTCAGATATGGTATAAAAATCATCTGATGTAAAACCTTCCCCGTTATATAAAAAAAATATTCTATTAAATTTATTAGAGTTTTCATTTAACCATACATTGAAACCCACTATATCAAAATTATCTTCACAATACGCGGGCTGAATATCCACAATGATAAGATCTCTAGAATTATAATCTAACTCCTCACATATCATATCTTTTATTTTCATAACAATCCTTCTTGGTCAGATATTGAATCAGTAGGGGTCCTCACCAATTCTATTTTTTTTATAGCCTTAAATATGATTTTTTTCTCATCCATTGTTTTACCCTTCAATTCAGGATTCCTGTCATATTCATCTTTCATATCAATCTCTTCTTTAGTAAGGTCTCTATAATCATTTTCCCGCAATTTCGACTCTTCTTCCCTTATTCTTTTATCAATCTTGACAATTTCTCTATTTATAATCAAATGTCCACCTTGAGTATCCGGTATATAGTCAACATCATCGATGCCCACAGGACCTCTATGCTTCGTTATAGCGTAGAAAACACCATAAACGAATGCTAACCCACCCCCAACGAAGAAAAGTATCTTCAGCATCAACTTGATGGGCGACAGGATAACTTTCATTATCGGGTTATTGTTAACATCCTTCCACCATTTTTTTATTGTATCATATATTTTTCTCATATCAAAACCTCACTTTATGTTTAATTTGTTTTTCATAATACCCTTCAGTCCACTCATCAATTCCTTAACACCTATATTGTATGTTAGCGTTGCCAACACTGCACCCCAACCACTAGTTAAGAATATAGAATTGGATATTAGTACCATTTGTTGTAAATACACCAATAACCAGGTTGACCCGAATGATAAAATAAAAATGAAAAGTATAACCATATTTCGAACAACCACTGGAGGTAGTCCAAAATTAGAATCTTCACCTTTACCTTTAGTTATAACATCTTTAATACTATTCATTGTGAAATACACAAACATGTTAATAAAAATCGCCAAAACGATAAATTGGATGGAAAATAAACTAGTTAACATAACACTCTCCTCATATTATACTATTTGTTAAATTTGATTCCTCTATTTTTTCAGCTAAAGCATCAACACTATCTGCTACCCTAGATAGATATGGCAAACTAGAATTATCACTAGGGGCATTGTTAGCAATCGTATTACTAATGTTTTGCGAATTAGCATTGGCTATATTTTTTGATTCTTCTACCGCCATTAATAATTCACTAGCACTTTTTTGTTCGGGTGCCTCTATACCTATATTGTTTATATTTTTTGATAAAATTTCACCATCATCACTTATAACCCTACCAAAAGGAGGTTTTTCCTTTTCTTCTTTCTCTTTTTCTATTCTACGTTCTTTCATATATGTATCATTACCAGTGATATAATCCACTGTTTTACTTTTTATATTCTCTAGACCAGCAACACCTTGCCAAATCAGACCCTCTACTTTTCCACCAACAGTATCTTTGTTGTACGCATTTTCCGCTAATTCATTATACATTACATTATATTCTTTAAAAAACTTAGAAGTTTTCAAACTCATACTTCTACTAGAATTTTGTAATTTCTCAACATATGATAGGTCTTTATTTTTATTAACATCATCTAATTCGCTTATAGCATCACTCTGATTATCAACTATAACTTTTCCCTTTTTAGCATTAACACCAGCCCGCTTACCAAGATTAAAATAATCAACTATACCGTTAGCGATCTTAACTAGAGCGTACACACCAGCTGCTATAGCTATACCAGCAAGAACAAATGGAGCAATGGCACCAACAACACTAACGAAACCAGCCCACATAGCACCCGCCATACTAGCTATAGCAGAACCCATAGACGATGCCATCTTCCCTATACCACCGGATATAGACTGTCCCATATTGCGAACACCTGACCCTAATTTTCCTAATTTATCACCAAGACCAGAACCGAAATTATTAAATTTATCACCTAATCCACTCATTCCATTTTTAATCTTATCGGAGAAAGATTTAGTTTCAGACTCTGGTTCTACATCATCAGAATCCTCTGTAGAAATTTCAGAAGAAGAATTTGTAGACTCTTTTAATTCCTGTAGAATTTCACCATTAACGTTCAACAATGGTTCTATAGTTTTGGTTAATGAAATTGTAGACTCTTTTAATTCCTGTAGAATTTCACCATTAACGTTCAACAATGGTTCTATAGTTTTTCTAAAATTAGATAAACCTAGCTCCGATGCTCCATCTTCTTTATTATCTCTACGTGTAGAATGTAAAGATTCTTCTTTGTAGTTATCAGCTTCCGATTTTCTATGTTTAGCGTCATCGGGGTCTCTGTCGATTCTATCATCACTATTACCACTATCACCATCGATACTATCACGATCTTCCCCACTACCACCATCAACCTTCCACCAATTACTAAAACGCTCATATGCATCATCACTATCGATTCTACTACTGCGACCTTTTTTATCATCACTACTTTTCCATCCACCAGCACCAGGACCACCCTCACTATCCCATTTATTGCTACCAGAACTACTAGCATCACCCACCGTTTGAGGTTCTTTAATATTTCTACTACCACTAGCGTTATGAGCCTTTGTGTCTTTTCCGCCGAAATTAAACAATCCAAATATACCCTTAGCCAAACTCAACATTAATGTTAACTCAGGGGCATTCTTTTTTAAATCTTCGTGGAACGCGGAGAGTCCTTTTTTAACATCAACTCTATGCTCCTTAAGTATAGAGTTTTCTTTCTTTTCAGTGGCTCTCCTTAAACGCATAATCTCCTTAGTCTCAGCGTTATATTTTAATTGAATATCTTTTTCTTTCTCATACCTATCTTTCTCATATTCAAGATATTTTTCACTTTTATTTTTTTCAATATCGTATTTCTTTTTTAATATTCTTTTATCATCTTCTAATTGTTTTTTAATATGAATATCAGTCTCATTTTTTATATCTTCTTCTATCTTCTTAAAACTGGACACGTAATGTTTTTTGACATCAACATCTAAACGTTTAGCGTAATCTAAAGCGGATTGTCGCAATTCAAGCTCTTTATTGATCTTATCTCTCTCTTGTTGAAATAAGATCCTAGCTTCTTTATTTTTTAATTTTACTATTTTAGAAGAATAATTTTTTATACTTGAATATGAGGCGTTAAAAAACTTATCTAAACTTTCACTATGATCAATTAGACTCTTTTTTTCTTGTTTTTTTCTTCTCTTTTCGTTCTTTTTTATTTCTCTTGTTTGTTTTGACATAAATAAACCTCATCATATACGGAATTCCCATATATTTATAGTTTTATTTACAATTTGAATTTTTAGCTAGATTTATATCTATATGTTCAGCACTACTAGCAAATCTTGTAAAATAACCATCTTTAATTAAATGTTTTTTAATCTCTAGACTGTCTTCGTTTTTAGAATATTCATAAACCACACACTTGTTTGATTTTTTAAAAATACTCATAACTTTAACTATCTCCTCATATGATAGATTTGTACTTCTAATATCCATCTTATGTCCAGTATAGTGTGACTTGTCACCTCTAGCATGAACTCCCATATTGGTTTCCGTTATATATATTCTCTCGACAACGCCCTTAAGATTCTTCACTGCTACCATAAAATTAGTATCAACAACCTCAGAGTTTAACATATATTCTCTATTCGGGTTTTTAAATTGAATATGTCTCATACCTGATAATATTTTTGTTAAATCTATAAATTTAGAATTCTTATTAATTATATTGTTTTTTTGTGTGGGTTTAAACTCGTATGGTTTAAGATTAGGAACTCTATGTATTACTATATCACCGTTTGCTATTTTTCTCATTTTGTCCCTATCGCCATTTTTCCACTGTTCTTCAAAATACATAAGATGTCTAAAATATGTAAACTTGAATTTGAAAACCGCTGGTCCACCATTTTCTTTCTTATAATCAGAATATGCTATTCTAACAAGGATGATTATATATTTGTAAGGTAAAATGTTAGTCTCTAAGAAGTCCTCGAGATATTTCTGTTTATCTTTTCTAGCCTTTTCGTCAGAATTAAATAAATAATTATAAGCCATATAGGGGTATATTAGTGCCTGGATTGAGAATATTTTAACATCATTCTCTAATTCCATAACACCACCCTCATAATGGAATTCAGAATATACCATCATAAACATTGAAAATATAAAAGCGAAAAAAACATAACGTCCCATAACAACCCCCATAAGGTCATATTAATAACAATACACTATTAAGATAGCATATTTTTAGGGATTTGTCAAATTTTATGACTTTTTTGTTTTTGAGACAATAATTATTTCGCTCATATTATAACGTTGAACATCTACAGTGATAACTGGGGCATCAAAAGTATCAACATCAAAATCTATAATATCAACATCTACTTTATCTTCACTAACAGTACCACAACCAATAAACATCAAAGCAATAAACATCAATAATACCTTTTTCATCTTAATCTCCAAATATTGTAAAAAACGAAATACGAAATCTACATAGCAATTAGTGTGCCACAACATAAGTAGTTATTATTATTAGATGTGATATGATGAGTGTGTTAACTTAGATTTAATGTGTTATTTTTTGATTACACCTTTTTGAGGATATTGTTAACTTTAGATGTCAATTATAATATTTAAGATTTCTTCAATGTTATCGAAATTCTCATGATTTATCCTAATAAGAAAAATATTATTATCTATAGCATACAGCGACTTGATATTATCCCTAATATTTATATCTATCATGTTTTGATTTTTAAGCGTTTGTGATTGATTAGAACTAAATGACCGTGGCTCATCATGTTGGATTCCATCGTATTCTATTAATAAATTCAAGCTAGGTATATGGAAATCAAAAGGTAAAACTCTAATGTCAATACAATCATCAAATCTCTTATTATGTTCATATTCTATATTTTCACGATCTAAAAAGTTCATTATTATTTTCTCACCTCTTGATGAGCTACAACGTGGACATCTTTGTCCATTTAAAAAATTATTGGGTCTCATATTATATACATTACCACATTTAACGTGCTTCATCGTTATATCGACCAAGTTTGTGACATAATCCCCCAATACAACATATTCGCCCCCAACTATAGAGCGCACTTTTTGTTTAAAATCTACGGTATCACTTTTAACGGAGCCAAAACAAAATGGACATCTATTACCATCAAGGAAATGTCTAGGGGTTACTTTATATTCACGACCACATTGTTTATGTAACATTTTAATTTTCTTATGAGCCCCTAAATATTCAGACAATATCACATACTTGTCTCTAACTAAATTGTAAACTTCTAATGTGAATTCTTCGTGTGTTTTTAAAATTTTTTTATTACAATTAGGACATCTATTATTCGCATTTATAAATTTCGATGGAGTAACCTCATATTCATTACCACATTGTTTATGTAACATTTTGATTTTTTTATTAGCTCCTAAATATTTCGATAATATTATATACTCGTCCCCAACTAAATTACAAACTTCTAATGTGAATTCTTCGTGTGTTTTTTTCTTACGCATCAAAAAATACCATATCCATAATCTCCTCTAAATTATTAAAATCCACATGATTTATCCTGATAAGAAAAATATTATTATCTATAGCATATTGAGTTTTAATATTATCCCTAATATTTAGATCTATCATGTTTTGATTTTTAATCGTTTGAGATTTATTAGAACCGAATGCGTGTGGCATATCGTGTTGTGTGCCGTCATATTCTATTAATAAATTTAAACTAGGTATATGGAAATCATATAATAATTTTTTGTTTGATTGTGGGTTGTATAAGTCAATATATGTTTTTTGCGATACATATTTGAAATCGTTATCGTGAAGATATTTGTGAATGAAATATTCACCCTTAGACGATGAGCATCTTGGACATCTTGACCCGGTTCTAAAATTACTAGGGGTAACAGCATATACATAACCACATTTTAAATGTTTAACTTTGATTTTAGTTTGTGAATTGATATATTTTTCTATTATTGAATATTCACCGAATCCTAATTTATCAACAATATATGAAAAATCATCGTGACATCTTAATGAAAACGAACATCTTGGACATTTTAATAATTTTAAAGTTTTAGGAACAATATCGAAAACGTGACCACATTTTAAATGTTTAACTTTAACTTTAGTAAAACTGTTAATGTATTCCGAATGTAATACATATTCACCATCACCAACATCTAATATTAATTTTGAATAATTAGACGTTGTTATATAATTATTTGAACATTCTTTACAAATACCTATGCCCCGTAAAAAAGTAGAAGGTGTGATTTTAAAAATTGACCCACAAATATTATGTTTCACTCTTAGTTTTTCGTTTATGCCAATATAATCATCCAATACAGAATAATCTGAACCATATAATATATTTACGCGATTAACAAATTCTTCCATTGTCAATTTTGTATTTACCGCACAATAAGGACATCCCATCTTATCGGACCTTATGTTATAAATTGACCCGCAAATATTATGCTTAACTTTAACTTTTTTACGGCTACCATCATATTTACTTAATATTTTAAACTCCCCGCCATATTTTAAAAACACATCTTCAACATATTGACCGTGAGTTTTCTTATTCGCACAATGTGGACATCTCACGCCATTTAAAAAATCATTAGGTCGCATCTCGTACTCTCGACCACATTGTTTATGTAATATTTTAACTTTAACCTTAGCCGTAACATATTTCGATAATATTACATACTCGTCCCCAACTAAATTACAAACTTCTAATGTGAATTCTTCGTGTGTTTTTTTCCTAACCAATGATTAATCCTATAAAAAGTAATAATAAATTATAAATAATACTATATATTTATAATATGAGGTATTTATTATGGTAACAAATCAAGAAGAAATAAATAAACGAATCCTAGAAATTAAAAAAGAAGAAGGTAAAATATCGGCACACATCGAAGCCGTAGATAACTATATGAAAATGTTATCCGAAGAGGATATAGATACTTCCTTTACTAGAAAAAAACCAGAGTTAGACGATTTTAAGGTTGATATTGATGGTAACACTCTGAGTTATGAAGGTAACACCAATAGAAAACAAAGTGATGTTAAACTCCCTTTAACTAAAGCTCACATTGAGGAAATTAATTATTGCTTCAACCATCCAATATATACTATTCGTAATTATGTGAAAATAGTTAGTCAAGATGAAGGTATAATTAATTTTAAACTATATGATTATCAAGCAAACTTCATCCAAACGTGTTATGGAAATAAAAGAATTATTGCCAAATTCCCTAGACAATCGGGAAAAACTACCACATCAGCAGCTTTCATGTTAATGTATGCTATGTTTAATAAAGATAAAACTATTGCCGTTGTAGCAAATAAACAAAACACAGCGGTGGAAATTTTAGATAGAATAAAGTTAATGTATGACTTGACCCCCCAATTCTTGAAGCCTGGTATTAGCGTTTGGAATAAATTATCGATAACATTTGAAAACGGTTGTAAGATAATGGCGAGTGCTACTAGTAGTTCATCTATTCGTGGTATGTCAATTAGTTTATTGTATCTAGATGAGTTCGCATTTATTCAAAAAAACATGATCTCTGAATTTATTGAGAGTACGTTTCCCGTTATTTCTAGTAGTAAGCTTGCGAGAATCATTATCACGAGTACACCTAATGGGAAGAATACTTTTTATAAATTTTATATGGACGCGGTTAAGGGGGTGAGTGATTTTATACCATTATCCATCGAGTGGAACGATGTTCCTGGACGCGATGATGAATGGCGAGAGAAGATGATAAGAGAACTTGGTTCCATTGAAAAATTCAATCAAGAATTTGGTGGTGATTTTTCATCCGAGAGTGGTATGGTTTTCACTGCTGATACAGTGAGACATATAGAAAAAATTCAAGTAAGGGACCATCTATATCAAAACGTAAAAATGATGAATGGGTTGAAGGTATTTGAGAGACCAGTTAACGGTAGGAAGTATTTAATAGCTTGTGATGTAGCTGGAGGAAAAGGAAGGGATTCCTCTACTATGGTAGTTTTTGATATTAGTGCTAGAAACCAATATAATATAGTTGCAACATATCAAAACAATAGAGTGTCCACTCAAGATTTTCCTGATAAAATATTAAACATAGCATTATATTATCACAAAGCATTTTTGATAATAGAAAATAATGGGATAGGGGATTCTGTAGTTAATAGATTGTGGTACGATTTAGAATATGAGAACATATTCTCGAGTGATATGACAAGGGAAAATAAATCCAAAAAAAAGGCATATCACGAAATAGGAATAAGAACAAATAGAACAAACAAAACCGCTGGAGTATTGTATTTAGTTGGTATGTTGGATAAATTCAAAATACACATACCAGATATTAGAATTGTCGATGAGATGTATTCTTTCATTAAACACCCAGGCACAGGTAGATATGCTGCTAGTGCAGGTAATCACGATGATTTTATAATGAATCTTGTTCTATTCGCATATATAGCACAGAGCCGCGACAGTTTTGAATTGTTGAGGGCATCATATGTTGATATTAACGATGAAGATTATACCACAGACGTTGTATTTTATGTAGAGGGTAGTAAATCCAAATCTAACAAGAGAGAAATAATAGAACAAAGTGATGAATCATTATATAATATATTAATGGGTGACCAATCTACCATATTTAGGGGTTAGGCTCACGAGAGCTATCATTTTAGAGAGTTTTTATGAATATTGATGTTCAGGTATTACTTCTTTGCTTTCTTTTCTTCGGTGTTTCCCCAGGCGACCATTTTTCTCATTAGAGCCTTCATATTAGTCCTTTTCATCTCCCCCCAATTAATCTCAGATAATATTTCATACAGTGCTTCTTTTTTCTTTTTGAGATATTCGGCTGTCTCCGCTTTCTTTTTTTCTGCTTGTGTCTCTTCGTTGATTTTTCTATCGTAATTTTCCTTAGTTTTACTGATAAGCATCTTTCTTAACCATCACACGTCTCCTATTTTTTCTTAGCTGGTTTCTTTTTCTTAGCTGGTTTTTTCTTAGCTGGTTTTTTCTTAGCCGGTTTAACTGGCTCATCTTCAACATCCTCTTCAATATCATCTTTTGTAGATTCAACATAAGAGTCTTGTTCATATTTTGGTTTAATATCACCATCAAACATTGGGGTATTCTCTAAACCATCAACAACATCAGGGTCTATATCATCTTCTCTTAAGATTACTGTTTCTTTTTCGCCTAGAATTTCCGTAGATTTAGTGATATACTCAGATACCACAGATTCTTGTTCGAACTTTTTAGGGTCAGGTTCAGGCTCAACGTGTTGAGTATTTTTATTGGTAGATATAGCATCTTCAATATTATCATTAGTAGACTTGCCGATTTCTTGTTCGGAATCGACAACAGTTATCACCTCTGTACGTTTTGTGATCTCTGGGTCAGGAATATACACAAGACTTGCATACTTAGACGCAAGTTGAAGTTCCTGGTTAGGTGTTAGTAAATGTTTTAATTTTTTTGTCTCATTAATACCGAATCCAAATTCGTGTCCTAAAAATGTAACATTCATTCTCATAACACTAGAAGTATTAGCAATCATAGATAGCCTCCTTGTTAAAATAAATACTTATAAACATATATATTTAGTCTCTTTGAAAATAAATAAAAACTAAATAATTAATAATATTCTAATATGGAGAAATATATGTACTTTTTCAATGATAGTATTGCTATATACACAATCGCGTTCGCCTCGTTGTTTGATAACTTTAAAATACAAAGAGTTGACAAGAAAACCGACCCATACACTATACGAGAGATACCAGTACCTATAACGTACTCAAATAAAAGCCATTGGTATTTAAAGAAATATAAAAAATTACCTGACGAAAAGAACATATCAACAATTTTACCTTTGATAACTTTTAATCTTGAGGGTATGGAATCTGATGTTGAACGTCAAACAAATAAATTTGAAATTTTAAAGTTTACCGATAGCTCAGGTGAACCTCTAAGTGCTAATGTTAGGAATTGGATACAAACAGCCGTGCCACACACATTTGATTTCTCAGTCAATATATGGACAAAATATCAAACGGAAATGAATCAAATTTTAGAACAAATTTTACCGTTCTACCCAACTGATTCTAGAGACCTTCACATAAAAGAAATTCCAATGTTAGGAATTTATCGGAGTACTAAAGTGACTTTAGATTCCAATAGTCAAGATATAACTGTTGAGTATGATGAAAATGAGGATAGAATCATAAAATGTGAATTATTGTTTTCTTTGGATGGTTATCTTTACCCCCCAATAAAAGAATCACACATAATTAAAAACGTGAATATGAAAATTTACATAGACACTATATCTAAAGGTTATGATGTTGAGGAATTAGTAATAACAGAAGATGATGT